GGTATGAAAATGTTCACTAGAGCACCATTGACAACTGCAATGGAAGGTGACTTTGATACTGGTAACGTTAGATACAAAGCTAGAGAAAGATACTCGTTTGGAGTTTCTGACTTTAGAGGTATCTTCGGCGTTGAAGGTGCGTAATTAATAAAACTTTTTGTGGCCGGACATGTTTCGGCCACATTTTAATAAGAAAGTAATAATATGAAAAAATTCCTAGTAAATATATGGGCCTATGATCATCATGCAAAATTTGAAGTTTTGTCTGAAGATAGTCCTGTTTCCCTTGAAAAATCAATCCTTGACAAGTTGGGAGAAAAGAGTATAAATTGGGAATCTCTCGGAAATAGTTACGATCCGGGACTAAATCGAATAACTTTTGAGGAGGTTGTTTATGATACAAGACCTATACAAAGCAAAAAGGTCCTTGGAGTTGAAGTGGGAACAAGAGCATATTAATGAAGATAGATATACTCTTAACATGGTTAGGCTCGATGATAAAATCAGGCAAATCATTACTGAAATTAAGCTTGAAGAAGCTGAAATCGCTCACAGGCAAAATAACGTTGAAGGCGTTGCTCCACAAGTTTCTGTAGCTACTTAAGACACAAAGCTACATCGCTGAAATCGCACTTTTATTACGGGGTCTCTTGCACTCTACTAAAAAGTATAATATAAATTACACACTATATATAAATAAATTTAAATGTAGACGCGTATAGTCGACAACCCCTAGGGACTACATTTATTATATTCTAGGAGGAATATTAACATGGCTAATACAACATTTAACGGTCCGGTTAGAGCAGAAGGTGGATTTAAACAAATCTCTAAAAATGCTACAACAGGTGCTATTACAGACAACACAACAATCGACTCAAGCGGAAATCTTTCCGTTGGTGGAACAACTGTTTTATCTTCATCACTTAATGGTATCTCAGATTTTTTTAATGAAGGAGTTAACACAGTACCTTTAGGATTAAATCCTACATGGTCTCTTAACTTTGGTAAACCCGATCAAGGTACTATTGCAAACGTAGATGATCTTCTTACAAACCCTAACACAGCATTGAGATTATCAATGGCTTTAGAAAAAGTAGCAAATCAATCTGCTGTTCTTACAGCAGCACAAACAGGTGCTATTTTTGGTGGAACAGGTGTAGTAGGAACTGATTTTGCAATCGCAGCTGGAGCTACAAATATTGCAGCTAACCAATCAGTTGTAAGATACACAGGTAATGTTGGTGCAACACTAGCATTAACAGCATCAACTACTGATCTAGCTTCTGACACTCATAAAAGTTTAATTATTTTTACTGACAATGTAATCGCTGCTTCTGCAGTTCTTACTTTACAAGTACAGACAAATAATGAACTTGATGCTTCTTCTTTTGAAGCATTTGTTACAGGCGCTGGAACTAACGTACTAGAACGTGAAGCAGGAACTACAGATGCACATGCTAAGATTATCTTAACAGCATCTGCTGCAGAAACGACTATCAAAGCTGGATCTTACATTTATTTTGAAGCTGCTAATAACACAGACCAGATGTCTGTAAAAATGATGATTAGAACTACTGGCGGAACTATCGCAGTTACAACAGCTAATAACTAATAACTAATTAGAGTGGGGCTTCGGCCCCATTCAGTAATCTTGATTAAGGAGGGATTATGGCAGACACAGTAACAGGACCAACTATCATGCAAGAAAATGATGTTAGAGTGGTTATTAAATACGTAAATGAATCAGACGGAGATGGCGGATCAACAGTTTTTGGAGATGTGTCAGCAATGGCTAACAATGCAAATGGTGCATCTTGTTTACACTTAGTATTACAAAGAGTATGGTTTTCAGCTGATACTGGAAATGGTGGAGATTCTTTTATTCGTATGGATGAAGAAGATAACAATGGTGATATACCTATTATTGGTTTAACAGGATCAGGTTATTGGGATTTTAGAGAATTTGGTGGATTAAAAACTGACAAATCAGCTAACAGTAATCAAAGTGATGTTAACCTTGTAGTTGCAGGTGCCGCAGATGCGGGTAACATGTATACGATAATAGCAGAATTTAAAAAATTATATTAGGAGGTAGCTTATGGCCAATACAACATCTGGCACAGTTACTTTCGATAAAACTTTTGCTGTAGATGAAATAATAACAGAAGCTTATGAACGAATAGGTTTACAATCTGTTTCTGGTTATCAATTAAAAACTGCAAGAAGATCTTTAAACATTCTTTTTCAAGAATGGGGTAATAGAGGTGTACATTACTGGGAAGTTAGTGAGACAGATATTAATCTTGTTGAAGGTCAATCTGAGTATATATTTTTTAGAGCAACTTCTGATGGTACAAGTGCTGTAACAACTCCTGCTGATACTTATGGTGTAGCAGATGTTCTTGAAGCAACTTTAAGAAACAATAGAACTGCTGTTAACCAATCAGATTCTGGATTAACTAAAATAGCAAGATCAGCTTATTCTGCTTTAGGAAATAAACTTTCTAAAGGAACACCTTCACAATATTTTGTTCAAAGGTTCATAGACAAAACTACATTTACAATTTATCCAACACCAGATGCAACTAACGCAGCTAAAGCTATAAATTTTTTTTATTTAAAAAGAATAGAAGATGTTGATTCTACTTACACAGATTCAACAGATGTGCCTTATAGATTTGTACCTTGTATGGCATCAGGTTTAGCTTTTTACTTAGCACAAAAATTTGCACCACAATTAGTTCAACAAATGCAAGCGCTTTATGAAACTGAATTAGCTAGAGCTTTAGCAGAAGATGGTTCTGCATCTAGTTCATTTATAACTCCTCAAACTTATTACCCGAATATATAATTATGGCATACGCATCAGGAAAACACGCAAAAGCAATATCAGATAGATCAGGAATGGAGTTTCCATATAATGAAATGGTAAAAGAATGGAATGGTTCTTTAGTTCATATTTCAGAATTTGAATCAAAACATCCTCAAATTGATCCAAAAGCTCACAAAGGTGATGCACAAGCATTATTAAATATAAGAGGTGATAGAACAGAAACTGCTGTAGCGCAATTATTACCAGAAAATCCATTTACAACTTATGCAGCTTCGTCAGGTGTAATAAATGTTTTTTCCCCTGAACACGGTTTAACAAATGGAACAACATATAGATTTAGAGGAACACCATCAGTTGCTGGAACATATACAAATCCAGGATCGTTTGATGGGATAGCAGGATCGAACATTGCAAAAGCTGCTGGTTATGCTATTACTACAGGAAAGTTTGTTAGTGGCGCGAGAGTTACAACAAACGTAACAGATAATTTTTTTTTTACTGTTAACACAAGCACAGCAACAGTAGGACAACAAAGAGGAGGAGGGTATCCAGTCTCAGTCGGACCGGTAACTCTAACAGCATAATGGCAGGATTTACTTACGCAACATTAACAACAGCAATTTTAAACTATACTGAAGTAGGTACATCTGTATTGTCAAGTACAATTACAAATCAGTTTATTGATAATGCTGAAACTAGAATTATGAGAGATGTTCCTATTGATTCACACAGAACCTCAGCTACAGACAACATGGTTGCTAATCAAGAACATGTTAACGTTCCAGCAGGAGCTTTATTTGTAAGAGGTGTACAAGTTGCAGATGCAACCTCTTCATTAACTAATCCAATTTGGTTAGAGAAAAAAGATGTTACATATTTAGCAGAATATAATAATCCAGCTTCTACTGCTAGACCAAAATACTATGCTATGAAAGGTGGAGAAACAGGTGTTACAAACACTACTTCAGGAGGAGTTTTATTATCTCCAATACCGAATACAACATACGTATACAAAATTCACTACAATGCTAGACCAACAGGTCTAAGCGCATCTACTACAACTAATTACATAAGTTTAAATTTTCCTAATGGATTATTATATGCTTGTTTAGTAGAAGCTTTTTCTTATTTAAAAGGTCCAGTAGATATGCTTCAATTATATGATGGTAAATATAAAGAAGAAACTCAAAAATTTGCGTTAGAACAAACAGGTAGAAGACGTAGAGATGATTACACAGATGGCACAATTAGAACAAAAATTGACTCTGCAACACCTTAAAAATAAATGGAAAATTAATTAATAAAAGAGTATAACAAATTATGGCATCAACATTTACAGATCTTGGTTTAGAAATAATGGCAACTGGCGAGAACGCCGGTACTTGGGGAGATAAAACTAATACCAACTTAAACATCGTTAACACAGCAATTGCTGGTTATGTAGAACAATCTATTGCAGGTGGAGCTGCTACTACAACATTAACAATTACAGATGGTGCTGCTACATCAGTAGCTCAAAATGCTGTTATAAAATTAACAGGATCAATTACAGGAAATCAAATTGTAACAATTCCAAATTCAATAGAAAAAGTTTACATTATAACAAATGGTACATCAGGTGCATTTACAGTGCAGGTTAAAACTGTATCGGGATCAGGTGTTACTTTTGGAGTATCAGAAAAAACTACAAAATTATTATATTCAGACGGAACTAATATTGTTGACGCTGGATTTAGTGGAGGACTTGACATTGAAGGAAGAGAATTAGTTTTAGATGCAGATGGTGACACAAGTTTAACAGCAGATACAGATGATCAGATAGATATTAAAATAGCAGGCGCAGATGATTTTAGATTTACAGCAAATACTTTTACAGCTTTGTCTGGTAGTGGTGTTGTTATACCTGATAGTGGCCTTACATTAGGAAGCACCGCAGTTACAGCAACTGCAGCAGAAATAAATATTTTAGATGGAGTATCTGGACTAGTTGCAGCAGATTTAACTAAATTAGCTGCGGTAGATTCTACAGCTGCAGAATTAAATATTGTTGATGGTGGAACATCAGCTACCTCTACAACAGTTGCAGATGCAGACAGAGTTGTATTAAACGATAATGGTACAATGGTACAAGTTGCAGTTACAGATTTAGCTGCGTACTTTGACGATGAAATTACAGCAATGCCTAATCTTACATCGGTTGGTACACTTACAACTTTAACAGTTGATAGTATAATTATTAATGGAACTAACATAGGTCACACATCTGATGCAGATGCTTTAGCTATTGATTCAAGTGGTAATGTAACAGCTTCACAAAATTTAATTGTAACTGGAGATCTTACAGTATCGGGTGATGATATTACTATGGGCACAAATACTGCAGGTAATTTATTAGTTGCAGATGGTACAAATTTTAATTCAGTAGCAGTTAGTTCGTTATCAGAAATATCAACAGCAGCTAGTGGTGATCTTTTACTAGCAGTAGACGCTTCAGGTGGTGGACTTAAAAAAATTACAAGAAGTGCTGTTATCGCTGGAACTGGTTCAAGTGGAGATTTAGCCAATGTTGTAGAAGATACTTCACCTCAATTAGGTGGTAATCTTGATATGAACGGTGCAGATATTGTTACTACTTCAAATGCTACTATTGACCTAGCTCCTAATGGAACTGGAACAGTTGTTGTAAGAGGTAATACAAATTCTGGAGCAATAGTATTTAATTGTGAAAGTAATTCACATGGTCAAAAAGTTATAGCACAACCACACTCTGCAAGTGTAACTAACACTATGTTATTACCAGATGGTGCTAACTCAACTTTAGTGTCTCTTGTTGCAACACAGACTTTAACAAACAAAACTTTAACAAGTCCTAAAATAAATGAAGATGTAGCAGTAACTTCTACTGCAACTGAACTAAATTTATTAGATGGAGTTTCTGGATTAGTTCAAGCAGACTTAACTAAACTTGCAGCTGTTGATAGTACAGCAGCAGAGTTAAATGCTTTAGATGGTATCACTGCTGTTGTTGGTGAATTAAATGCTTTAGACATTGGTAGTACAGCTGTAGGAACAGCTGTAGCAAGTAAAGCAGTTATTTTAGATTCAAATAAAGATTACACAGGTTTAAGAAACTTTACTGTCAGTGGTGAGTTAGATGCTGCAACAGGAGATTTTTCTGGTAACGTTGATGTAGATGGAACCCTAGAAGCAGATGCTATTACAATTAATGGAACAGCAATAGCTTCAGTGTTAAGTCCAGTAGCAGGTGGTTCAAGTATAGTTACAACAGGTGCATTAGGAGCAGGTTCAATTGCTGCAGGATTTGGTGCAATCGATAATGGTACTTCAGGAATACGAAGTAATACGATAACAGCAGAAACAGCATTCGTACCAGACGCTTCTGGTGGTGCTGATTTAGGAACAACTGCATTAGAATTCAATGACGCTTTCTTTAATGATGGCGCAGTTATAAATTTTGGTAATGACCAAGACACAACATTAACTCACACAGATGGTACAGGATTAACTTTAAACTCTACAAACAAATTATGTTTCAATGACGCTACTCAATTTATACAAGGTGTAAGTGGAACAGTATTAGATATTGCTGCTACAGATGAAATAGAATTAACTGCTACATTAATTGATGTAGTTGGAAATTTAGCTGCTAGTGGAACACTTGCTCAAGCAGGAGTTGCTACATTTGCTTTAGCAGCTAATGTTGCACAAGTAGCAATTACTTCATCATCGAATGCCGTGGCCTGGGATGCAAGTGCTGCAGCAAACGCTTATCATATAACAACAGAAAACACTACTTT